GCCGATGGCGTTCCGCCTATATCTGCTCGATAACTGGCTCCAGACGGGCGTAATCGACATTAAAGAGTACCGTCGGCGGCAAATGTTTGCGATTGCAAAGGATATGGCCACTCCAGACGAGGATCAGGAGGCCAGAGCCAAGCGGGTCGCGGATGCCCTGCGTACTGGGACGGAGCCGCCCGAAATGCGCTGGCAGGACAACGAAGCCATCCATCAGGACGTACTTGAGCGGGAGATTATCCTTCAGGACGACCTGTCACCGGAGATTGTGGCTGCTGCCCAGGAGCGTTGGGTCGCTCTTGCGAACCAGGCGGCACAAAAGCAGGGCGCGATGGTGCCACCCGAAGCGATTCAGCAGGGGGCAGCAGGTGCGCCAGAGGGTCCGGCTGCAATGCAGCAGCCTGGCCCGGAAGCCGTCCCTCCAATGGGACCAGCAGGTCAAGCCGACATGGGCGGGATGATGCAGCCTATGCCCGGAGGTATGCCTTCGGACGCTGAACTGTTGGCCCAGCAGTTGGACGCACTTTCACTGCAACAGTAAGGAGTAACCATGGAAACGCCAGAACTGGCGGCAGACGCAGCGGTTGAGGCGGCACTCTCGATCCCGGAACTGAAGCAGCCAGAGCCGGAAGAGCCCGCCGAGGAGCAAGCCGAAGAGACCGGAGAAGAGCCCGAGTACCCCAAGCTCGTCGATGATGACGAGGGGGACGAAGAAGAGTCAGAGGACTCTGAGGAGGGCGAAGAAGCTGACGAAGAGGAGTCAGAAGAGACCGAAGGCGTTGCGTTGCCTGAAGGCTATGCGGATGTCGGCGTTGTCGATGCGTCTGAGCTGGCCACCCAGTTCAAGGTCATGGACGCCGAGGGCGAGATTGAGATCCCGGCCCTGGAGATTGAGTACAAGGCTAACGGCAAGGTCAGGAAGGAGCGGCTTGACCAGGTTGTGAAACTTGCCCAGTGGGGCGTGTACAACGAGGACAAGGACAAGCAGGCCAAGCAGGCCATGCAGGAAGCTCAGGCGATTCGCTCAGAGCGTGATCAATACGAGCGGACCGTCCAAGAGCGGGAGGCGCAGATCGAGAAGCTCCTCCAGGATGATGACTATCTGTACCGTGTTCGTGAGCGGTATCAGTCAGAGAACTCGCCCGAGCAACGTGCACAACGCGCAGAGGAGCGAGTTCAGAGGTTGCAAGCAGAACAGCAACTTCAATACATTGAGCAAAGAGGAACCCAGTTCTTCAAAGGCGAAGTTGAGCCAGCCATCCAAACGATTGCGGATGCACTGCCCAACGTAACCGCTGACGAACTGGCAGAACGAATGGTGATGAGCTTGCAGCCGCACCTCCGGCAGGGACCGCTTGGCGATCCCTACATTCCTGAGGAGAGTTACGACGCGGTTCGGAACTATATCGTTGATGACTTGGTGTTTTGGGCTCAGATGCAGGACTCACGTCGAGGCGGTGCGGCTACCTCTCCTGAGATGGAAGAGGCGCAGCAGCAACTCGAAGAGGCTCGCATCCAGGCACAGAAGGCCAAGCGAGCGGTGGGCAAGAAGACCCGCCCAGTTGGCAAGGCAGCGGCTGACAAGAAAGGCCGTAAAGCCAAGTCGATCAACAACGTAGATGATGCTGTAGACAGCGCGTTAGAGAACGTGCTTGCCAGCCTCTAATAGTCAAGGAATCGCAGAATGCCTGCACCTACTGTAATTTCAGATACCGAACTTACCGGTCTTCTGAAGAACGTCTATTCGCAGTTCCGCGAGAAGGTCCAAAACCTCGTGACCCCGCTGCTCGCGCAGCTTGAGAAGGGTCGCGCTGGTGGTCCCCGCAATATGCGCTGGGGCGGTAACAACGTCTTCTTCGATGTCGTGACTGGCCGTCCGGCTGGAGCGACCTTCTCGCCCAGCGGTTACTTCCCGCCCGACACGACTGCCACTGAAGTGCAGGCCAACGTCGGTGTGGTCCGTGCCTACACGACCCGCCAGATCGATGGCCTCGCGTTCGTGGGAACCCAGTCGAAGGAAGCTGCCTTCACCACCATCGCCAAGAAGACGATGGAGGAGATCAAGGACGCCTCCTCGCTGCTCATGCAGCAGGCGCTCCACAACAAGGCTGACGGCATTGTAGCTTTGGTCGGTACCGTTAACAGCACGACCGAAATCATCGTCAGCAGCCCTTACGGTGTTGCGAACGCTGGTCAGGGCTCGCTGCTGCTCTCGATTGGTGACTACATTGCGGTCATCGACGCTGACGATGGCACCACTGTCCTGGGTCGCGCTCAGATCACGAACATCGTGAACTCGGGCGACAATGCTACCCTGACGCTTTCGGACGCGATCAGTGGCATGGCGGCTACTGACCAGCTTGTGAAGGCCACTGCCAGCGACACCTCGCTGAACAACGCCATGAACGGTCTGATTAACATCACGAACCGTGGTGGCAGCTACGCCTCGCTGCACGGCATCAGCGCATCGTCGTACGGCATCTGGGACGCCACCCGCCTCGTTGCGGGCACGGACACCCCGGACGCTGACCAGCCGACTGAGTCGGACATCTGGGATCTCATCCAGCGCATCAAGGGCCGTTCGGGTAAGGACGCCATGATGAAGCCGAAGGAGTTCCTGCTGATGACCACTCCGGGCATCTCGAAGAAGCTCATGGAGTCGCTGGTCGGACAGCGCCGCTTCACGGCAAACGAGTTCGCCACCACCATCAAGGGTGGCTACCGTGCGCTGGAAGTCGCTGGTATCCCGATGGTCGAGGACTACTACGTCCCGGCTGGGACGATCTACCTGCTCCACATTCCGTCGCTGTCCTGGGTGGACGCGAAGGACTGGGGCTTCGTCGAGTTCGAGGGCGCAGGACCGTGGCGCTGGCTGACTGGCCGCGACGCCTTCGAGACGAGCTACGGCTGGTACGGCAACTTTGCCTGCCTCGCCCGTAACGCCCACGGGTCGATCACTGGCTACACCGACACCGCTCGCTACACTCACGTAGCGTAATTGACCGGGAGGGGTGGCGGGGCTTCGGCCCCGTCACCCTGCCCATAAACGGAGAGAGCCAATGGCTTACAATTTCTTTGCTCCGAAGCCCGGTCGCCTTGGTGTGCTGCCTACTCTTCTGGTCGGCAACTGTGACGCCACGATTGCGGGTACTGGAACTACGAGCTACAACTTCGGAGGGCATCCTGCGCGTTGCTACATCAACCGCGCTGTGATCTCTGCTCTGATCGTTCCTGTTTCAGCTTCGGGCACCATTCTCGGTGTGTTGCAGAAGTACGACGCATCGGCAAACGCAGCGGTTGCTCTGACGGGCAACATCGACCTTGAGGGACTGACGGCAAACGAAGGGACTGCGGTCTCACTGCTTTCAACCCTGACGGATGCAGAGCGTACCCTTGATGAGGGCGACACCCTGCGCCTTGTAGTGACCACGACAGACACGGTCGGAACCGCTGAGGAAGACCTGACTGTCAACTTTGAACTTCTGGTTCTTGAATAATGCCCATTCTCAACTCGATGGGTGCACCTGAGCCGTCGCCGGAAATCCGGCGGCGGCTTCAGGCCATTCATCCGAAACTTGATCTACGCTTTGTGCAGACCATTGGGACGCACTGGGCGATCACGATGAAATGGTCGGACAACGACCGCAGGAACGAGCACATCCAAAACGGCACAGTGCCGCCTGATAGCAACTTCGATATCATCGGCTACCTGCCACTCGACTGCTCGTTGGACGAAGCTCCTGCCTACCTCTCGAAGGTCCTGCGAGAGTTCCCGAGGGAAGACGTACAGAACCTTATTGGCCGCATTGCTAAGTTTAACGAGACGCCTGCACAGAAGGCAGTTGACGAAGCGATTGGCGAGGTCTTGGATCAGAAGGACCCGTCCAAGTCTGGAGGCCCGAAGGTGACGGTGGAGGTCAAGGCAGACGTAGGCGAGAAGCCGAAGCGCACACGCAAGAAGACCACGACGAAGGCTAAGTCCAAGTATCTCTGAGGAATAAATGGCAACGGTGACCCGCGACAATCTGGTTGACCAAACCAGAGAATACATGGACGCCGTAGGGTCTGCCCGTTGGTCGGACAGTTTGATCCTGACCGTCTTGAACTCTGTGTACGAGTCGGAATGGTCGAACATCCTCAACGCAGCGCCTTACTACAGGTTTGCACAGCGCACGGTTGCCACAGACTCTGATGGCAAGATCCCGCTCAGTAGCCTCGACCTGAACTCAGGCGATGCCTCTGAGCTTTGGTATCGGATTCTGTCGTTGAGCGATGGCAATTACCTGTACCAGCAGACGCGCTTCCAAGACGTCCCGCTGGCTACAACGACGAACTACCTGCCGTCGCATCCCAAGCTCTACTATCTGGCGGGCGACGAACTCCAGATCCTGCCAGTAAACTCTGGCGTGAGCTTGGAGATCTACGTCAACCACAAGCCTCAGGCGTTGTCGGATCTACTTTCAGGATCGTCTGTCGTGACCTTCCCGTCCAACGCGCATCTGATTCTGGTCTGGGAAGCTGCCGCACAGTTGCTCCTGAAGGGCGGCGCTGAGACCTCGGCTGCTGTGGACCTGAAGGCGCTCGCAAGGCAGGAGAGGGAGTCTGTGCTGGATGACATCCGTCGCCGCACGATCAACCCGACACGCATGGCCTATCCTGACCTCAAAGCAGACTGGGCAAGCGGATGAGGGAGAGGGTAAGCGATTCTCAGCCAAGGATGGACGGTGGGCTCAACAGCATCTCGTCCGACTCGGTGCTTGCACCTAATCAACTCCGAAAGGCGCGTAATAGCCGCCTGACGGAGTTCGGCGCTGTGGAGAAGCGTGGCGGGACCAAGCGCGTGTCCGCTGCGATTTCGGGCACAAACGACATCCTGAATGGCTTTACTTGGCGTCAGGACAGCGGGACCGATCAGATCATGGTCGTCTCCGGTGGGCAGCTTTTTACGACGACCTACGGTGGTACGCCTTGGACTTGGACGGCGCAGACTGGCGCCTTGTCTACCACGGTCGCGCCGTATTTCGCTCGCTTCAGGGACACGGGCGGGAACGATGTGGTCTACATCGGGGATGGTGGCCTGCTGAATAAGTGGGACGGCACCACGTTGACGACCAACATCGCAGGCACTGTCGGAGCCAAGAGCATCGTTGTCCACAACCAGAGGCTTTGGTCGTGCGGCTGTGGCACCAACCCCCAGAGCATCTTCTACTCGTCGCTGAACAACGGCGACACGCTTGCAAACGCAGGTTCCGGAGGCGGTGAGATCATTGTCCGCACCTTCGGGGATGAACTCATCATCGGCCTTGCGAGCGTCAACACCTCGCTGCTGATCTTCCACAGGCGTGGTATTTCTCGCCTGACGGGATACGGGCAGTCAGACATCACCGTGCAGCCCGAGGGCGTCTCGTCGGACGTAGGGACGATCTCAGGAGGCTCCATAGTCTCCGTGGAGAACGTCGCTTACTTCGTGTCTGATCGCGGGCTCTTCCGCTGCAATGAATCCGAAGTTGCGCCTGTGTCTACGTCGGAGACACCGGACCCACTGCTGCCCCTGATCCGTTCACTGAACGCAAATCAGTTTGAGGATATCCGCTCGGTCTACAACAGGGCGACCCGCGAGGTCTGGATCAACATCCCGTCCGTTGGCGTCTACACCTACCATACGCTCCTGAACGCATGGACTGGGCCTTGGGACGCAGGGTACGTCAATCCCGGCACGACCTGTATGTTCGAGACGTATGACGCTAACGGCTTGCCGGTCGTACTGAAGGGAGACGCAGGAAGCTACGTATCTATTACGGACGCAAACGCTATCTTCCTCGACAACGTAGCTGCGGACGGTACTGGCGGCGACACGTACACAATGGAAGCCCAGTTCCACAGGCTGTACGGTGGTGACTCCGCGCTGGCCAAGGCGATGCGCTGGGGTTACGTGCAGGCAGAATTGAAGGGCTCGAAGCAGTCGAGGTTGGAGTGGAGCACGGGCTCTACCACCAATTCGTATTCGCTCCCTGTAAGCAACCAGAGCAGTTGGGGTATTGGCCTGTGGGGCTCCGGTGTGTGGGGCGGCGCTGGCAGCGAAAGCTATAGGGTCCCGATGAACGGGAACGGGTATTACGTAGATGTTAGCTTCGTGGACAGCGGCTCGGCCCTTCCCGTTGTGACCAGTTTCGTACTTGAAGCATTTGCTCTTGGGAGAAGGTAATGGCTACCACCGTCGGCAACAACCCTATCGGTACATTCACGACCCCGCAGGATGGAGATCCGTTGTCTGCTCCAGTCATCACCGGGCACTACAACACGATCGGGTCGGCGTTCAATTCGCACGACAGCGATCCGGGTATCCACGTGCAGTCCTCTACGCTTGCAAGCCGTCCGGCGGCTGGTACGGCAGGACGTAAGTGGATTACCACCGACGCTGGCACCTACAAGCTCTGGTACGATGACGGCTCTGCTTGGCGTGAGGTCGGCCTTGAGGCGATTGAGATCGAGTTTATCGCCGACGCGAACCTCGTGAAGGGCGACGTGCTGAAGGTCACGGGCTGGAACAACGGCCTCAACCTCCCCCGCCTCGATAAGGCAGGCGCGGGTGAGGTTGCGTTCGCCATCTGCACCGACACGATCACTTCGGGGACTACAGGCTATGCCATCAACACGGGCTTGATCGAGGACGTCGATACCTCAGCGTTCCTTGTAGGCGACCGCCTGTACCCGAACGGCAGCGCAGGCCCCGGCAGCATCGGGTCTTGGTTTACGAAGACCAAGCCGACGAGCGGTGAGTATCAGCTTGCGGCGTATGTCCTCCGCTCCAACGGCAGCAACGGGGTAATCTTCTGCGAGTTTAGCGGCCCGAGGATCGCCGAGACCAACAACAACACGGCCAGCACGGTCGTCCAGAGGGATGGGTCGGGCAACTTCTCAGCGGGCACGATCACGGCCTCGCTGACCGGTAGCGTCACGGGCAATGCATCTACGGCGACAACCCTCCAGAGCACCCGCACGATCTGGGGCCAGAACTTCAACGGATCCGCCAACGTAAGCGGGGCGATCACCGGCGCGACAGACATTACAGCGAGCGGTGACCTCACCGTAAGCGGTACATCAGACCTTGCGAACCCGGTCGCCCTGAACGGGGTTACGTACAGCTTCCCGTCTGTAGACGGGAGCACGGGCTTTGTGCTGAAGACCGACGGGGCAGGCAACCTGTCTTGGTCTTCGGTATCGGTCGGCACCCTCGTCCTGAACGATCTTATTGACGTAGACACCGCCGCCACACCTAACGCGGTCGTGTATCCGCTCGGCATCAACGGGTCTGGTACTTGGATCCGGGCGGACGAGCTGGACGTCAAGATCAGCACCAACGAAAACTGTGACTTCGGCAGGGTCAGCGTAGACGATCAGATCCTCTTTTCTGGTAGCATTACAGGGAGTTCGAACAGCCTGTATAGGAGCAGTTCCGATGGGATGGTCCTGTACGGCAACGGCTCCTCAA